CACCACCTCCGCAACGTCGGCGGCGGGCTGACGCAGCAGGAGCGTTTTCACCCGCTGCGGTGTCCAGCGCGGATTTTCCGCGTTGCAGGATTCAAAGTCTTCCAGCGCCGCCGCGCGGCTGATGTAATCACCCGCCATGCCGCACCTCCACATTTGCCTTTCCCAGAAGATCGTCTAGGTCTGTTTCATCGCTGTTCGCGAGGAAATTGTCATTTTCGTCGTAGTAGTTGTAAGCCGTGTATGCGCGAGCCTGGATTCCGGCGTATTTCTTGAGCAGTTTATTCGCCCCCTCGATTCCAAACGTGCAGGCATCTTCCAGTTCTTCCATCTGCGATTTTGAGATAAACTTAGCCATCATTTACCCTCCTGTTCCATGCCTCAATAGTTGACGCATATCAACTTGCCGTATTACCAAAATGCACCTTCATCATAATTTTCATCCCTCTTGTTCCATGCTTCAGTGGCTTGTTCTTCTGTGTCATAAATATACACACCACCTAAAATCCCGCCATCGCACTCATAGCTTGCAATCGGGCATCCCGGATTTTCCTCATGAGCGTGGTGAAGCATAAAGCCAAGTCCACTATAGGGATGTTCTCTATATGCCTCATCATGTAGATTCCCTTCGTCATCGCACAGAACAATGCTAACTTTACCGCCACAGAACGGGCACGGTTTCAGTTCAGCCATCCTTCTTGCCCTCCATTTCCTGAATCGCCCGCTCGGCTTCGTCGCGCGTCAAAAATATTCTCTTCCCGATTGCATTTTTATCGAAAGCCGGGCCGCCTGCCGTCTCGTAGATGACCTCTCGCACCGTGTGCTCATACACCCTCACCCCGTCAGTCTCGTACACCTTGCACGGCAATATAATGACGCGCCCGTCCTTGTCGGCCTCGGCAAGCTCGCGGAGGCGGCTAGGCTCCACGCCCAGCGCCTGCGCTGCCAAATTTATCATCGTGTCCTCCGTAAATGGAGCCTTGATTTCCTCCGGCGTCAGGCCGCTGTCCTCGTAGGACGCAAGGCGCTCACACACCGCTGTTTCAAACGGGCAATCCTTGATTTTGCACCCGCTGCCGTAGCACGGTTCTTTAAAGCAGCGCGGGTAATAGGCATGACGGGTTTGTCCGCCATTCCATTCAGTCAGTCGCTCCACGTCTCATACTCCTTCCCGATGTATTCGCAATACTCCATTTCCAGCTTCGCGCCCGCGCTTTCCTTCGCATCCGGCAGGAAAACAACCGCGTCCGCCACGTCGATCATTGCAAAGCAGATCCGCATGTAGTCCTCTCGGCTCATGCCCTCCGGCAGCTCGGCAGGATTGAGCACAGTGTGCCCCTGCCCGCCCAGCTGTATTTCTGCCGCTGCAAATTTATCCCGATACCCCGGATCTCCGGTGATTTTACCGGCTATGTAAATCTTCACGGCAATTCCTCCACATACCGCCAGCTCTGCGGCGGGCGGGTGACCGGCTTGGGTTTTGCCTTGAGCGCTACCTCTACCTCATTTGGCACAGCGTAAAATTCCCGCAGTTCGCGCGGGGTGTCGTAAATCTTGAGATTGGAGATGTGCCAGCCGAAGCCGGTGGCAGCTCCGAGATACTGGTGCAACTCCGCAGGCTCTAGGCAGGTTGGCCGCGCAGCATCCGACGGGATCCTTCCCGCACCGTTAATGTTGATGATCTGATCGCACAGAAATTCCCCGATGACTTTGCCGTTTCCGCATTTGTAGATGTAGCACTTAAACGGCGTATCCATCCTCGGGCGCGTCTTGCGCACCTCAATGGTCTTCTGCCCGTTGATGATCTTCTCACACCACTCCGGGTGGAGGCTGATTAAAACAGCTTTACTCATGCTGTGCCCTCCATCGCCTTCCCCCACGCGGCCAGCTGGGCGCGGATCGCCGCGCAGAGCTTTCCGGCCTTATCCTCGTCCTTGATGTTGGAAATGGCCTGTGTCAGCTGGTTAAAGGCTGCCTGCCACTGGTAGAAATACAGCTGTGCAGCCGTTACGTCTTTATCGGACATGGCAAGCTTTTTGCGCAGCGCCTCGACTTCTTCGGTCAGACGCTCCTTTTCCGCGTCCGAAGATGCGGCTTCCGCCATTGCCTTTGCCGCCGCCAGCTGCTGCTTCAGCCCTTCCGCCTCCTTGCGGACGCGCTCGATCTCCTGTTCGGTCTTTGTGGTCTGCTTCCGCCATTCGTCGGTTTTCTTGCGCAGCTCCGTTTCCGCCTGCGCCCGGACCTTGGCCTCCGCATCCCTGATTGCCTGCTCGTCGCGCTGGACGGCCACCTCGACCGGGCGATTCCGGAGCGCTTCCAGCTCGTCCGCCATGCGGCAGGCCTCATCCTTCGCGGCGGTCAGCTCATCTTCCATGCCGCGCAGCTTCTCATAGGCCTCCTCGGCCTCTTTCTTCGCATGCTCGGCGCGGAGGGAATCGCTGTTTGCCTGCCGCAGGGCGCTTTCGCGCTCCTGCCGGGCGGTATCGCGTTCTTTGATCGCTTTTTCCAGTTCCCGGGCGGAAAGATTCTCCGCATCGACCGCTTCGGCGAATTCCTCGCGCTCGTCTTCCGGCACGGCCAAAAGCCGCAAAGCATTGGAAATACTGAGATTTTGCAACGTTGACGATTCTGGAACAGCCCCGAAAATGCCGATCTGCGCCGCGCCGTATTCATTGAATACCCGCATAAATCTGGTCGCGGTCGCCTGGGAAAACTCCGTGTTTTCCTTCAGCCACGCGCCCCAGCCGCCATACGGAACCATGCTCTTTGCGGCCTCCAGCCGCCGGCCGATCTCGACGCCATAGTAAAGCGTCATGGCCTTTGCCTGCCGGGTCAGCTCCCGGATCTCCGCCCCGAGCCGTTCGGGGGATACTGTCAGATTCTTCTCACTCATGCCGCAGCCTCCTTTTTCTGTTTCTTTCCGGCAATCTTCATCCGCCGGATGTGTTCAAGCCATCTGTCTACAAATTCCTGCACTTCTTTCGTCGGCGGGCAGTTCCGCAGGCCGTGATTCTGAAGCTCTTTCACTGTTTTCAGTTCCACCTGCAGGGTAAACCACGGCTTGTCCGGCGCATCCGCGCGGCGGATGAAGAAAATACAGCTGTCGCCGCGCGCCACGGTCGCGCCGTAGGTGCCGACACAGTGGTGAAGGGCACTGCCCTCATCGACCAGTTCTTCCTCGGTATGGACGGGCCGGATGCAGATCCCGCCGTCCTCCCAAGCCCACGCCTCCAGCGGCGCGACGGCCTTTTCAAACGCCGGGCGGCGCTTTTCGATCTCGGCTTGCTTCCTGCGCTTTTCTTTTTCGTTTCGAGCGATGCGCTCCGCCTCCACGAGCCGGTCGTGCTCGCGCTTGAGGCTTTTCGGGAGCTGGACGTGCTCATCCCGCAGGTCAAGCCCTGCGCGCCGGGCCATGTTCCAGTAGTCTAGCAGCATTGCGATGTCGGACTTTTGCCGTTCCAGATACCGCAGGCAGCGCATGACGGTCAGCCTGCCGCGCAGCAGCTGCATGCTTTTTCCGCCTGCGGCGTCCGGCAGCAATACCTTTTCGCTGCACAGCTTGTTCAGGCCGTAGATCTGGAGCTTTTTCAGCAGCTTCCAGTCCTCCGGCAGCCGTACCGGCTCAAGCGCCCGCACCATCTTGTATTTCGCAAGATCGTCCTGTGTCCATTTCTCCCGGACGCAGAACGCAAATTCCTTCTTGTCCAGCCCCAGCATCCGGGCCGGCCGCTTCTGCTTCCAGTCGACCACCCATTCCAGCTTCGCGCTGTGGCCGCCGCAGTAGTCCCAGCTCTGTGTATCCCACGCGATCGCCCTTGCGACCATGCCCCCGCAGCCCTGAACGATCAGATTCTCAATGTTCCGGTGCTTCTGCCAGAGGCGCAGATACGCGACGGGCCGCGCCTCGTCTCCGGCCGCTTTCAGGTATTGTAGCAGAGCCGAATTTTCGATGGTCGTTCCGGATAGATTTTCCGGCTTGCGGAACCAGTTTTCCTCCAGCGTCTTGCCCCATCTGTCGTCGCAGCGCTTCACCTGCCGCCAGCGGTCAAAATATCTGATCGTGGTCATGATCTTCTGATAGCCTGTCAGCCGGATGGTCTTTCGCTGCTCAAAGACGTAAGCCTCATACGGCCACATGCGGTAGACCTTTTGCGCGTCCTTTCCGATGTTCCGCTCCGCCCGCCAGCCTAGCAGGACGAATTTGCTTCCCAGCTGCCACGGCTCGCAGAAATAGACGTTGTCGTCGATCCCGGCTCTCGACAGCTGCCCGATGTGCTTTGCCCGGAGCTCCGCTCCGCACTGCGGACACTGGAGCTTGTCTTCCGGGCCGATCTGCATGACACCGTTTATAAATCCGAACGGCGTCCAGCCTTTTCCGCAGTCCGCGCCTCTGACCTTCTCAGCGATCCAGCTGTTGCAGCAGGCCGTACAGGTCACGGATACAGCGTTTTCACGCATGCCGGTCAGCGGATCGCGATAATATGTATCCCGGTAGATCGCGTACTCTGTTTTGAATTTCGTCCGGATGCACCAGTCCAGCGCACCCTCGGACGGCTGCCTCGG